TACCGGAGACATTGTGCGAGTGGATGGGTGGGAATTAGATAATTTTCAGAAAAATCCTGTATTCCTGTGGAATCACGATACCAGCATTCCCTCAATTGGCAGGGTGAAATCCGTAACCCGTCAGGGGAACGGCTTAGAGTTTGATGTGGAATTCGCTCCCAAGGACGTGAACGAGTTCGCAGACACCATTTTCAAATCAATCGTGGGGGGTTTCCTCTCAGCCGTGTCGGTTGGGTTCATCCCCAAAGATATTGAGCCAATTTTCTCAAATGACGGGAGGTTGATGGGATTGGACATCTTACGCCAAGAACTGTTGGAATTGAGTGCTGTGAATATCCCCGCACACCAGGACGCCCTGGCAGCGAACATTGACAAGAAATATCATAACCAACTCACCCATTTCGGTGAGACGAAAGCGGTACAGCTTGAAGAGTACCGCAAAACCTTTGAAGAGGAATTAGACATGAAGCAATTGGAAGAATTGAAAGCGGAAGTCGTCATGTTGCAAGCACAGTTTCAGGCTATGACAACAACCTTTGATGAACAAGACAAGAGAGTTGCGTCTTTGATTACGCTGCGAGAGACAGTGGACCTCTCGAAGCAAGTCATGGACACACTTAACAAATCAATCGTGAGTTTGTTGAGTGAGCCAAAGTTGAAAGCAGACCCTGTGGTTGTTGTACCTAGCTCTACGCTAGAGGGTACACTAGATCCCAGTGCGCTGATGAAGACGTTGGATAGTGTGTTATCACGTTTTAACGAGAAAGCTTTTAAAACGACACAAGTCGCCAAAGGAGAAAATAAATGAGCGTGGAATTTGAACAGTACCAAAAGGATCTAGCTGTAAAGTTGGATAGCCTTGCCGCTACGATTAACGAGAAGTTAGCTGCAGGCGAAAAGTCGTATGTTGACGTCGAAGGGCAAGTGAAATCATTAGAGGCCATGTTGAACGAAGTGAACTTGAAACTCGGCGACATGAGCGAAGCGATGACCAAAAGAGAATGGGCGAATGAGCCTGGTCTCGAAGATGAAAAACAAAAGTTCTCAATTTTCAAAGCCTTCAATGCCATTTCCACACGGGATTGGGAAGGTGCCGATTTTGAGAAAGAAGTCATGTTGAGCGCGAAAACCAAAGCACAATCGGCGGGTGTGGATACAGCCGGTGGGTTCTTGGTGCCGTTGCAGGCGTTGGGCGGATTCATTGAAATCCTCCGATCCAACATGGTGACCAATGCGTTGGGAGCCACAGTGCTCGAAGGCTTGACAGGGATTCCTGTTGAGATTCCGAAGCAGACGAGTTCTTCAACAGCGAACTGGATTGAAGAAAATTCACCGTTGACCGAAAGTGCCATCGGGCTGGGCCAGTTACAGATGAACCCCAAGGCTCTTGGTACGTTAGTGAAAATGTCCAATCGTTCTGTTCGCCTAACGAACCCTGCGATTGAGCAATTGGTGCAGACAGATATGGCCGAGCAAATTGCTCGTAAGCTGGACATTGCCGCGCTTCGCGGAACGGGAACGCTTGGAGAGCCATTAGGGATTGTGAATCAAGTGGGTGTTGTGACGACAGATTTTGACAGCACAGCCGTTCACGGTGCCGCAACGAATCCTTCATGGGAAGGAATGTACGAACTTGAAGGCGTGCTCGAAGATGCTGATGCGTTGAAGGGGAAACTCGGATACACATTTGCACCGGCTATTAAACGCCAGATGAGCAAATTACGGGCCGCAGCGTTCGCGACGGTGGACAATGAAGGACCGTTCTTACAAACTCAGCCTATGACTGCTGCGAATATCACAGCCTTGTTGGGATACCCATTCCAAACGACGACACAATTGCCAACGAACCTCGGTGGATCTACTGACCAGGGGGAAGTCATCTTTGGCAATTGGTCTGATCTGTTAATCGGGATGTGGGGCGGACTGCGCTTGAAAGCCAGTGAAGATGCTAGCACAGCCTTCGAACGTGATCAACTTTGGGTTCGGGCCATCATGGACGTTGATGTCGCCATTCGGCGTGTCCAATCGTTTGCGGTTGGTATTAACGTGAACAAAGTGGTTGACGCTTCAGGAGCATAACACACAAATATACGGAGTGGCGTATAAATACCATTTATGCGCCATAGCGTATGAGATAAGGAGATTTTGATGGCTAAGTATGATGATTTTCAAAATGTGCATTCCCTTGCTGGGTTGGCTGGTGGAGCAGTCGGTGTCACAACCGGTACTGCCCTCGACACCAAAGGCATGGAGCAGTGCACAGTGATCGTGCAGATCGGTGTCATGATTGCGACCAGTACCCTCGATATTAAAATTGAGGATTCTGCCGACAATAGTGCTTGGGCGGACTTGGCGGGAGCCGTGTTTGCACAGGTGCCTGACACCGGAGACAATACGGTTCTCGTGGGTAAGATCAAATGTAACCGTGATAGCGGGACACCTGTTCGTAGGTATCTTCGTGTGTCCGGTACAGTCGGAACCGCCGTGGCTGAGTATGGCGCACTGTTAATCGGGAGTAACCTTTCGGGGCATATTCCTTATGTGACAAATGCAATGCCTGCCGCTGAGTTCGACATCGGTAACCCGTAACCCTTAACAGGGAGAGTGCAATTCTTGCACTCTCCCTCCTACCTTTACTTGATAAGGGGATACCACCTTGAATCGATTTCTACCAGTTTTAATCGCTTTGTGTTTGATGGCCTCTTGCCTCACCACTGACGTGGGAGCACAGCAAACCCCCGCTAATACCAGTTGCAATGATGAGTCCAAACTACAATGGACAATGGGACTTGAGGCAGACTTGCGAGAATACCGAGTCTATGCAGCAAACAACCCTATTGACCCATTGGTGGATAACTCAACACTTATTCTTATGACAGTACCGCAACCGGCAAATGGGACTGAGGCTGCTCAAATGTTGAATAGTTCATTAGCCGAAGGGGATAAGTATTTTCGTGTGACAGCCGTGGACAATGTTGGAAATGAAAGTACCATGAGTTTAGAAGTAGGATGTAACTACGATTTAATTCCTAGTACACCTGGCAGTGTGCAAATTATACTTAAGCAGAAACCAGTTACCCCAGTGCCGTAATAGCAAGTTAACATTTGCGACACGAACTTTACAAATTACTGGAAATCATAAACCATGTCTGATAGTTTTATTCAAGTCCCCACTGATGCTGGTGGGAAAAAAGTTGATGCTGAAACCCTTGTCGTAGGAGCGAATACCGTCCAACGCCAACGGGTGCAGCCAGCCGGTGCCACCGCAACAGATATTGGACGGGTGACCGCGAGTGAAGGTGTCTCAGTCAGTTTAGCGGTGTTATCCGCGAAACGAACACATAGCACCGTTGCGTCTGTCGCCGCTGGTGGACAGGGAGATTTAGACGCATCACAAATAAGTTCAGGCACAACGGGGCAGCTCGTTCAACTCGTGGTGTCGAGTTCAGTCCCATTTAAAGCCGAACTGCATACGGTGACGAATGCGGTGCCGAGTGGGGTATTGGTGACCTGGATTGGGCCAAGTGTCGATTTTACATCGGCACACAAAAAGTTCATCACCGTCGCACAAGATGCTGGTGCAGGTCTTGATACGTTTCGCGTGACCGTGACCAACCTTGATACGTCAGAAGCCGCCGATATATATGCCACATTTTTCTATGACGAGGAGTAATGCATGGGGGATATTGTTGGAGTTATACCACCAGAACATTTAGCAGCCTTGAAAGAATCCATGGCTTTGATGAATCGCCTCTCATTGGAATTAGGGCTTGTCAAACGTGGTCACCAACATCTCTGGAATGAGATTGGAAAGCAGTATCAGGTTGAAGGGAAAATTGAAGTGAATTACGACACGGGAGTCATTAGAAAGATACAAGAGGAATCACATGGCTGATATTATGCCGAATTACCAGGTCGAAATTCAACGGTTGCGTTCACAGATTTTAGATCTCCAAGCCACTATCCAAAAACAAATCTTATCTGTTTTGGAGATGTCTGACAGAAAGGCCAAACTCATAGAAAATATTACGGCGACAAAGAAAGCGATCAAGGATTATGAAGAGAAACTCAAAGGACTGGAAAAGACCCATGGGGCTGCGTCAAATGAGGAACTTGATAAACTCATGGCGTTGATTTAGATATGGTGCGTGGGGGGACTAACAATTTATTTAGTAGGAGGGCAGTAACACATGGCAGATCTCAGGGTACAGCATGCAATTAAAATTGTGGACCCCACCACAAATGCGAACGAAGCGGGTGTTGACGCATCAGGTAACCTACAAGTTATCCTAGCATCCAATACCGGTGTTGATATTGGGGATGTTGACGTTATTTCTATTATCCCAGGCGTTGCGGCCACCAACCTCGGAAAAGCGATTGATGCAGTTGCTGGTGCGACAGATACTGGTGTTGGTGCGCTGGTTGTGCGTGATGACGCACTCGCTGGTATTACCCCAGCAGAAGGTGACTACGCCACGATGTTGGTGGATGCTCTCGGGGCCTTATGGGTGACCGTGTCGGGTGCCGTGGATACAGAATTGCCAGCAGCCGCAGCCTTAGCTGATGCTACCGCGAATCCCACAGTACCAGGAGTCGGTGCGTTTGCGATGGGCTTTAATGGGGCCACGTGGGACAGGATTGCAACTGCTAATACTGGTCGATTACAGGTTGATGTGTTGTCTGGTGGCGGATCACCCGCTGCGCCAACCACACCGACGATTAATATTGCGACATCGGCAGCGGTGGCCGCAGGCACGGAAGTGGATATGGACAGTGCGGCGATTACGGAAACCGAATTTCTCACACAAGTGACCGTGTCAGCGTCAGTCGCGTTTAAAGCCAGAATTACCCTGGTTGAGAACACGGTGGAAACCGTCATTGCGGAGTTGTTCGGACAAGCCGGAACACCACTGATTTGGAACCCGCCGGATCGTCGGTATGCACAGGTAGCCTCGACAGCCGGTACTGATGTGTTTAGAATCCAATGCACCAATATGGACACCAGCGAAGCCGCTGATTTGTATGCTAGCTTCTTCTATCAGGCGAACTAAGACACCTGAAAACTAGATACGCCGCCTCTTGTACAGGTTATACTCCTGTACGGGGCGGCTGTACCTACCATTGATAAAAGGATAAACTATGGCTGATGTACGACCCTTAGGCGGTGAGAAACAAGTTCACGGAACCCGCCCACATGGTTCCACAGACGG